CCTATACCAACGTTGCCCGGATCTCCGTCTATAGTAAATACACTGTCACCTGCGTGGTTATTCACGAAAAATTTAATTCCGTTGGCTCCTCTTAAGGTTAAATATCTATTAAGACCGTTGCCATACATTCCCCCGTAAACACTTGGCCCACCTGAGTGTCTACCGAACCCAAATGCATAGTTGCCCAAAGTTGGCATTACCCCATCTGTTATCAAAGCATTTCCAGCAACGTGTAGCTCTTCGATAGGACTGGTTGTTCCTATACCAACCCTACTATTAGCAATATCAACATAAGCAGTATCATCTGCTACAGCCTCATTGCTAGAATTACCAACAAATAAACGACCTTCATTCAGGTTGGGGACTGCATTGGTTCGACCTGCGCCCATGATGGTAATAGAACCAGTAGATGCATGTCTTTTTGTGACTTTTGCCATCTTCTGGATTTGAGAACCTTCACCAGAAGGAGCCGTTTTACTTAAAGTCCCCGCAGTATTACTAACATAAAGCTCATCACCTTCATCCCAATTCGGAGTATCTGTATCAAGATTGTTTATTGCGCCGAAGTTAATAATAGTGACATCAGCGTTAATATTGACAGTTTCATTTGCCACACCAAATGCTGGCATTTTATTAGAATCATCAGCGTCAGCTTTAGCAACCACCGTCTTGTTACCAGACACGCCAGAGATATAAACAACATCACCTTTTGTAAGAGCTTCTCCTGCATTAGCTGTGAATGAAACAGCTCCTCGTAAATTACCGATAAACTCTTCAGCCTCAACTTTACCCACGGTCATCTCTTGAGAGGAGACGTTTCCTTGAGTTAAAACCTCATCAAGAGTTTGATCGTCAGTCTCAGAAGAGAGCGGGGTGTAACCTAGCGCTCCAGTGATGTCGCCGCTGGTAATCCCAGTGAGGACAATATTACCGCCCATCGTGATATCCTCATCAACGTAGAGATCATAAGCGAAATGACCTGTACCGTTTACGTCTAGATCATAAGCGGGTGCTGCATTATTGATGCCAATTCTGTCATTGGCAGCGTCTACATATAAAGTGTCTGTATCAACAGAAAAGTCACCATCTCCTTTAAAAGTGGCTGTATTGGTACTCCCCATTCTAATGTATAATGCGCCAGCAGCATTATTATTCTGAATGTAAGCGCTATTACTAGTGTATTGAATGTAACCTTTGTTAGCGCCGTTTTCAACAAATCTAAGATAAGGGTCATTATCAGCCTCTATCTTTAAAACTTCAGAAGTTGTACCGCCATCAATATGTAAAGGTGAGCTAGGACTACTTGTCCCAATACCAACGTTGCCATCACCTGCTGGAGTACCGATATACATAACGGTTCCAGCACCACCTTGAATTTCAATAGGTTTAGACCAACTCTTCCACTGCCAATAAGTTGAACTTAATCCAAATGTATAAGTTGATGCACCCCATTCTATCTGACCATAATTCTCAATCTTTAACGCACTAGTAAAAGAATCTCCATCTAGAATTAATTTACCCCCATTACCATCAGAACCTAAAGGTCGAAGCGTTAAATCTCCAGTAGCTTGGATAACATCAAGAACACCAGTAACCCCAGAGAAAACGTCAACGTTAATCGTTCCTGTAGCGGAAGGAGTTGCATCAAGGATTTCTTGAAGAGTTTGATCGTCAGTCTCAGAAGAGAGCGGGGTGTAACCTAGCGCTCCAGTGATGTCGCCGCTGGTAATCCCAGTGAGGACAATATTACCGCCCATCGTGATATCCTCATCAACGTAGAGGTCATAAACGAAATGACCTGTACCGTTTACATCTAATTGATAAGATGGAGTAGTATCGTTAATTCCTATAAGGCCATCTGTAGCAGACTTTCTTATAGATAAAGCCTCATGGAAACCTCCAAGCCATACTGAAAAATCAGTTCCTGCATTTGAGTATATACGGGCAATACTTCCATTTCTTGATATAGAGGAAGCTCCATCTTGTATAATATAGCGGTTAGCTTTTACGTCTCCTATAACATCTAGTTCCTCACTTGGATTAATTGTTCCTATGCCAACATTACCATCAAAGAAAGAATCACCACTTACATGAACTAAAGCGGAAGGCTCAACACCTTCAAACCCAAACCCGTATTTGCCATCAGGGAAAAATACATCGTTTTCTGATGCATCTGTTTGTATCAGAGTATTTAGCTGGTTAGTTCCATTAACTATAAAATCAACAGACCCTTGACGACCAACGTAAAGTTCATCATCTTTATCAAAAGTTAAGTATGTCCTATTGGTATTATCAGGGTCTCTAAAAACAGTTAGATTCTCACCACCCCCATCAAATAAATAATCATTTTGGGCTATATTACCTTCAAAGAATATATCAGGATTTGTTTTTAAATGTAATCCGTAAGAAGGGGTTGTCCCGAAACCCATCTTAGCATCGTTATCTATAATAACAGTATCAGAACTAGTGCTGCCACCCCCTCTTAATTGCAACCTTTGACTATTAGAGGACTCACCGACAAAAGTATTAGCGCCTCCAAAGAAAACGTGTTGAGCATCTCCCTGTAAAAATATATTACCAGACCCAGTTATTGCCCCTACATCGATGCCTAAATTAGAAGTATTACCTTGGGAAAGAACTTCATCAAGAGTTTGATCGTCAGTCTCAGAAGTAAGAAACCCTTGTTGGCCAACCCATGACTGAGAAGCAATTTGAGAACCAGTTAGTTGTGCGCTAGTCTGACCACTTAAAACAATAAGATCACTACCATACTCGCCCATTGTGATCTTGTCGTATGTAGAGGTGGATTCCACTTCTACGATAGGAAGACCAGCGGCATCGTTGACTGAAAATACAGTCCCGGTAACTTCATCAGTTACCCCGAATAAACGGCCATTCAAACCGTCTACATGAAAAATATCTGATATACCTGTGTCATTGTTTGAGACCTCAAGAGACCCACTAATAGTTGAAGCGCCTACTGTTATTCCGCTTGCAGAGGTATTACCTTGGGATAGGACTTCGTCAAGGGTTTGATCGTCAGTTTCAGAAGTCAAGTAGTTTTGAGAGGAGACCCACGACTGAGTGGCTACTGTATTACCCCCCATCGTTATGCCTTGTGCTACAGTAAGGTCTCCTGTTTTTACATCTACTCCTCCTTCGAAATCTATAAATAGCGTATCTGACGCATCAGGTATTTTTGACCTGTTTTGATTATCCGATAAATAAATATAGCCATCTAAAGGGGTAGATCCAGTTATATAAGACCCAAATATCTGTACAGACTCTGCGCTATCTATGTAATTGTTAACGCCCCCACCTATAACACTATTGGGAGAAGCTTCTAGTACGTTGCCTGTGCCTCCACCGATGAAACTGTTGCTAGAGCCTTTGTATATGTAGTTACCTATTCCTCCGACTATACTAGAGTAACTAGAACCTGTAATCTTGTTACCGGAACCTGCTCCAATAAAGTCAAAATCAGATGAGTAAGTCCCATCCCCAGATATGACGTTCTGTGTTCCTGCTATGATAGCATCATAATCACCATGCACAGTATTGGCTGTCCCCAGTAGGATTGCAGAAGCGTAAGAGCCTATGGTATTACCTTCTATAGAGACTTCGTCTGAAGCCCCTGAAACGTTAAATAAGAACTTGTCCGCTTGAAACAGCAAGGAGCTTTCACTACTAGTATGGGACGCTACAATTTTAGCATTTTCTGCTGAGTTTTCAGGGTTGTAAAAAACTATAGAGGAGTCTGTGTTATTTATAGTGAGCCCACCTTTAAAAGTAACATCTTCTGTTGTCTCGGCCCCAACCTCAGTAACATCTTGTAAATTCAAACCCCCGCTTATAGGCAAAAACCCTAAGGCTCCTGTTACGTCACCGCTAGATATCTCAGTCAGATAATTTGTATTGGGCTTCTCTGCATACTGAAATTTGAAGGGGCCAACTGTCCACTGATCACCCAGACCAATTGTACTGTATGGTTTTATCGTTAGGTACAGATCACTACCTGTGAACTGAGGTATATTCTCCTCATACAAAAACACGCTTTGGTTCTTGTTTTGAGATAAGGTTTTTGTGGCTGCGAGATGGTCCGCTGACAAAGGGTTGTCGTTAAAGTAACCCACCGTAGAAGCCCAGTATATATCAACATGATCGAAATTAGTATACTCTGGGCTGTTAAAGAAATCAAAATCGACTTTTAATTGCCCAGAAATCCCAGACAATGCTTGGGTAGATGCAGAACCATAAGAAGAGGTAAACTTGTGTCCAGTAGCTGTATCTGTGACAGTAACAGATGAAACTCTTGGTCTATTACCATAAAAATAAAACTCACTAGTAGTAACATTATCGTCCCTATCTTTAATCTCAGTTTTTATACCAAAATGTGGGGCATAGAAACCAAAGATATCTATGTTGTTCTGCTCAGTAAAGGTAAAACTGGACTGCTTGTAACCAGATTGGTAATTAGCATAGGCCACTGTGCCGTCTGGCTCTAGTATACTTATATTCGCTTCTGTAAGAAACGCACTTTTTAGAAAGTCTCTGGCGTCCGTTACCTCTTGCCCATCCCTGTCTTGAATCCGAAGGTTTAATGTTAAGTCTCTATAATTATGGACACCGCTTCCACTAGAAGTTTGAGTAACATCTGTAGTGTTCCCACTATATACAGAGTCAAACTCAAACATCCCGGTATTTAATTCTGAAGAAGAAGGAGTATATGTATAAAAGTTATCCATGTTATGAGAATGTAATATTAGTTACAACTGGTCGGTCTAAAACTGAAAGGTTATCGTAAAGAAAGAATGATGTTATGGTGCTATAATCAGAATCAAAGAACTTGCTTGTGTTGTTTGTATTATCTCCTATAGTTTTCACATTTAAAGTGAACTTCCCGATAACCCCTATGTTATCGAATTTAACTGAGTTTGTGTTCTGTGTTATAGAAGATTCTGATACTGACCCATTTGCATAATTCAAGATGGCATTGTACCCATTATTGTTTGTCACTTGGTCCCAATCACCACTTATAAAGAAAGTGTTGGCGTTTGTCCCCAAACCTGTCGTCAAAGATAGATTTTGAGGAGAAGACAAAGTGTCATATGTCACATCACCCACTTGGGTTTGAACTTGATAAGCGTAAGTGTTCTCTTTTGGCTCGAAAGAAATATTGTTTTCTATTAGTTCGTACTTCCCTGTGTCAAATTTTGAAGCTGACACTAGGTAGTCATTGGGGGTATCTTCTTTTATAGAATCTATTTTGTACAAAAAGTCAGAAGCTTCTTTGATTTCAAAACGATAAGGGCTCCCTAGTTTTATATGCTGTAGGTAGTCAGGTAGATCCACCCCACTGACATAAGACCCTATCTCATCAGCTACATTCCCTACTAATCCTGTAACTTGAAGTGTTAAGATCTGAGGGTTAGAACCTATGGTGATGTCTGATATAGACACCCCGTTAGTCGAATTGTCCACACCAGAAAATATATCAGCACCTGATATAGAGCCATTGCTTAGCGACCCATCGTAGTAATAAACTTTTGAATGTGCATTGTTGTTCAATGTAAACAACGAGTAGTTTCGTTCCAAATCCGTAGAACCACTCACTATCCTACTGTAAAAATCATATTCATTTTTTGAAGCCGTAGTGGTTAAATCTGTCTCATGGGCCAACAGGGATCCTGATGCGAATATCCACTTCCCTAAGGGGTCTGGACCGTCTAGGTCATCGACATGATAATAGATCTTTTTGTTCTCAGTGCCTGTATACACAGGGTAATCTACAAATATATACTCACCGTCATCCTCACTATCGAAAACGCTTTGCGAGTAAGCGCTTAAATAGCCAGAGAAGTTATAAAACCCAGTATAGTCATCTAGTCCGGGTATAGCATTGTCTCCTGTTATAGAAAAAGCACCCTTTACTCTCTCTCTGCCACTGATCGCCAAATCTGAAAGCTCTTGAGTTGTGCTGTCACCTGTTGGGATATAGACAGTCAATAAGCCTGTCTGTATAGAACTATCAATCGGGCTACTCAACCTTAAGTATTCACTGCTTGAGTCCACACTGAGTACTTTTCCAAAGTTAGTTTTGTTACTCTTTAATTCATCCTCCACTATGATTAAATCTCCGGGTTGGCAAAGCAAAGCTTCCAACCCTGTATTAAATGCAACCTTTTGATTCTCCTTTACGGTCCTGTAGACAAGATGCTGGCCTATTCTCCTAGCCATAGCTTTAGAGGTGACACCCAAGGCGTCTATTCTATTTTTGAAAACACCTCTGTTACGTATATCTTCAGCATCTTCTACCACCTCAATCTTTGGAACAAAATCCTCAAACCTGTCTAAGTAGCCAACCTCGACAGTATTAAACTGCTGGTCCCTTCTTAAATTTGCGTAGTTAAACAATCCGTCTTTTACATTTATGTTATTAAATAACGCTATAGGTTCCTTCACCCTTTCGTCAGCGAAAGAAACTTCTGCGCTTCTAAAAAAAGTTTTACCTCTGAACAAACTAGATATTGTTTGCACCGCATCATAAATTTTCTCATTATTATTGAATAATATATTACAAGAAAACCTAGGTTCTAGGCCGCCCCTCCCGTCCGGTACACCAACAAAATTTCCATCGTTATCCACAGCATCGCAAAACCTACCTATCTTATACAACTCCCACTTGTTAACTTCGTCCTCTGAAATATGTTGCCCAAATCCATACCTAGGGTTTGTTAACAGGTCAAAAACTATCCAAGCTGGGTTATCAGTCCAGCCCTCTACAAAAGTTCCATTCCAATCACCATCATAAACCAACTTATCATTTTGACTCAAACTATCTAAGTCAGTCTTTTTATCGTGATACCTCTTGTCTGTTTTTAAAGAGTCGTCTCTTGTCGGGTGGTAATTACTGGGGATCAATACCCTTTTCAACCTAGCATCAAACCTTCTTTCCGGTATGCTAGAAAACTGTCTTGAGTCCAACTTAGTGCCTATTATAGCGGAGTAAGGGTAGCGCAAATTACATTTTAATATTTCCGTTACCTTATAAAGGGAAACATCTTTGCTTATTAATATGGAAAATGTTTCAGTAGATAACTTGGTTACTCTTACGTATCTTTTCTCAGACACGCTTTCTATACTGTCTGTCGTGTTAACCTGCTTTACAGGTGGAAGTTTAAATGGTTCTGAGACTGGGTTCTCTACACTACCCCCGTCAACTAATTGCAAATACTCAAAGTCTGAATATTGACCTGTCGAGTGAGCATTCCCAATATCTATCAAGGTGGTCCCTTCTATAACAGCAGCCATCCTGTACCTTCTAGTATCTTTAGGTACTTCTGTGCCATCTGTTTTTATCACCCCGACTTCAATCTCAAAATTTACAACTGCTGGTATTTTATCTCCAGCTTTTATAGCTTTATCACTTTCAGGGTTTCTATCTCTTTCGTTAGTGTCAAATAGAGCATCAACCTGCAATGTTATAAAAACCTCTTCTACATTAGGGTTGTAGATCACATGAGTAACAGAGACTGCTTCTTCGTCTAAGTTATTGGCTGAATTAGTTGAATTCCAATCTGTAAAACTTCTATTTGCAGTGCCTTTTCCATCCCTTAGGTTGTCATTGCTACCTTCTGAGTCTGGCAGTAGATCACCGTCAGTATCAGAAGTATAAAACATAAAATCTGCATCATCTTTTTTTAAATCCTCTGGCTTATCTCCAGACTGAACCCTTAACCTTTGCACCTCCCCATTGAGTCGGTAAGGGCCATAAAGCCTTTCGTTTATATTTTTATCAATAAAAACTTCGTTAAAATAACGAAATGGTAATTGTGATGATTCACCAAGCCTTTCTTCGACTAAAACGTTAGAGTAGTTGTACTTTACAGTAGAGTTCTGGTCAAGAATGTCAGTTGGGTTTTCGAAAAGTTTAAAACCGTTTAAGTTTTTAAAGAAATCCATTGCAGACTCACCGACTTGAATAGCTTTATTCTTGTAAGATTTTGGCAAATCGTCAGATTCAGTGTCGTCTGTCAATACAACATAAATACCTATAACACTTCCATTCGTTACACCGCCAGAATCTAAAACAGGGATAAGCAAGTTAACTACCCTATTTCTTGTAGCTAGTGGACTCTCTGAAGTGGTAGAACTTGCAGGTTGAATTGAAACGCTAGATTGGGTGATTGTCCTGCTGCTTTGAATTGAGAAGTCGTCTGAAAAGAGAACTATAGCCCCACCTTTGTCGTAACTTCTTAATTTGCCAAAAATCTTTTTAAGGAAATAAAGTTCCCTACTAGATTCTGAAGCTTGCGACTGCCAATTCTGGCCAAAGTTGATCCTCATAGCCCTATCTATGGATACTCTCATCGGGTGACCCTCTGGGTAGTTTGTTACATCGTCCCAGATATCCAACAAATCTGACAACAGCTTTCTACTGTTTGTATCTGCAAAGGTTTTTAAGGCTTGGCTTCTTGCATTTTGAACTTCACCCACACTTGAAAAACTAGTTTCGCCAAACTGGAAAGCCCTATGATTAACAACCTCACCTTCTTTCTCAGACCTGATAGGTCTAGAGGCGAAAACCAATGCTATATCATTGTTAGCATCAGAAGATACGTGTATTTGTGTATAGCCATTTGTCACCAATGCACCTTTGCCTGTTATTGCAGAAGTGAATTGAGATGTGGACAAATACCTGAAAGTACTCAAACCTTGGACAACATTATACAACCTTTGCACAGGTTTTTTGTTACTGTAATCGGATGCGTGGTGCAAAAATACACCTTTCCTCCCTCTTTCATTTTCTATGGTGTTAAAGAAGGATTTACTAGCTAGCGCTGCAGTCGTATCAAAGATTTCAGATCCACCACTTGATATTTTTTTAAAATCGGAGTCAATCTCTACATCCAGCACCTTGGAATTATTGGAAACCTGAACTGGTGTTCCGTTTAAGTAGACACCTTGTGACAAGTTCTGGGGGTCAAGCAGCGAGCCTTCTTTGTTCACCAAGCCCTCTATAGGCCCGTCTGATATAAGATCTAGGTTCTCCACATAACTAAAGGAAGAGGCAAATTGGAAATCCCCGATAGCAGGTGGCCTTAAAGTAGCTGGTTTAACTTTGGGTTTACTACCGAACAAACCACCTCTTAGATTTATTTTTTTTTCTAGATGTTTCATTATGCAGTGTCCACCTTATTAGATTTTACTTCAGCCTCAGGTGAATCAATAATGGTTAATTGATTCGATGTCATAACCTTGGACGACTCTATGGATTGTGGGAAGGATTTTACAGAGCTTTGCACTATCTGAGAGCCTACCTTCAACCTGCCGTAACCTATAGGTATTGGGCTACCTTGGCTCGCTATGTTTGCATTCCCCCCTTGAAAAAGTAAGGAGCCTTTGGTGCTTCCCACTGTCGCCTCCCCACCATCCAATGTTCCGGGGTCCATTAGAGCGTAACTTATAACTACTTGAGCCACCGCAACAAGTATAGCTTCTAAAACTGTTAACCCAGAACCGACTATCACAGGGACTAAATCTATCTGCTTAGGGTTCTTGCTATTCAAGAATGACTCCTTGTTCATCCTTTTTCGGTCCACCAGAATATCGTAAATAAACCCCTCCTTCTGCAGATCCACCACTCTTCTCCTGAACCCAGAACGATTGCAATCTATAGCTTTTATAACATCTCTTGGCTTGGAGATCTCCATGTTGAAGATTTCTCCATACTCCTTAGCCAGTATACCATGTAGTTTAATTTTGGTCATTGCAATCCTTTACCCTGTTAAGTATACTTACATCTAAATCCATGTTTTTAGGCTTATAAATATGAATTTTTTTAGTTTCTAGGCTGTAAATCAAAAAAGGGTCGCAACAACTCTCTGCCATTTTGATGTCGAACTTAGAAGGTTGCTCACTACCCTCTGTATGGCTATGGTAAACAGCCACCATTTCACACTTGTCCTTGAACAATAGGTAGTCAATAGGATCTATCATAAAGTATTTAGAAGGATCTTCTGATATGTTATCTTGTTGACTAACGACATACTTATCTGAAGACCTATCGTAACCCAAAAAACCACAAATCTCTATATATTCGTTAGATTCGCATATTTTTTTTATAGTTTCTAAAGCTTGTTTTTCATTCATTGTTGGGAAGGTCTTGGGTTGTAGTCGTATCCATCTGTCCCCGGAAACCCTCCGAAAGGCAAAAAGAAGTATTCTTGAGTGCTTTCTACAAAGTCTGTAGTTTCGTTAATATAACTAACTGTTTCAAAGTTGTCAGCTCTTAAATCCCCATAACCAGTGAGATGAAGATTGTGAGAAGAGCTGTCTAAAAGTCCGGTTTCTGAACCTAAAGCTCCTGTATTCATATCATACCAAGCTACTAAACCACCTGCACCAGCTTCCTCAGTTAATGTAGCTAACTCCCCAGTACACTGAGAATACTCCAGAGGCATAAACACATCTTTGAATGGAGCATCCCTAGACACATTTGTCTTTCTTAATTTTGTAAGCTCATCAGTTGTTAAAGCCCGATCCCAAACACAAACTTGAGCGATATCACCCATAAAAGACACATTGTGACGAGGCGCTGTCCCAATTTGTTGAAGCTCAAACAAAGAAAAGAAATCTGGCGTATTGTCAGATGTGCTTACAACACCTTGGGCTTTTTGTTTTACAGTGTCATTCCAAGAGTGAATCAACTGCTCTTTATTCCAAACAATGGAAGCAAAACCAAAGACGTTTTCTTTTCGAGTTTCTTCTCCAAAAGATTCACTCAAGACGTTCTTTACACCCTTTTGGTAGTAGTATAAAGGTGAAGTCTTTTTTGTTGTGTTCTGGACCCTATTGATTTGACCATCGTGACTAGAAGAGAATATGGTCTTTATTGAGTCCTGCGATTTTGTATTTCTCAACCAAAAGGTTATGCTGAAAGCTTTTGCGTTTGAGTTTTGAAAGGTCAAAACTGAATTAGCACTAGTAAATAAACTAGCTGCACTAGCAAACTGAATACCGACAGGACTTGACTCTGACCTCTCTTTAAATGAGACATATTTCAAATTTTGTGATGCCGCACCGATAAACTTTTGGTAAGTTTTTGTCTCACTAAACCTTCTTTTACAAGACTGTATGCTTTTACTGCAATTATCCTGTTGCCAATAACTAGGATTCCCTTCTGGGAACTGTGGGTTTGTTGAGCTATGAGCTTGAACACACACATACCAAGCCCTAAAGTAGATTGGCAGTCCGTTCTTATCCCTATCTATTATTAATTTTTTGTTTTCAATGTAACAGGCTGTAAGCTTATTATCATCACCATTACGTGCCACAAAATACTGATTGTTTGCGTTGTATTCAAAACGAGAAGTGTTGAAATCGTCTTGTAGATCAACAGGCACAATATTGCCATTTGGGTCTTTGAAAGGTTCCGCAGTTGCTGTTTCTATAGGCTTACCTTGGTATCCGCAGCCTAACCCCCTATACTGCCAATAGCAATACTTGGCGTTTACAGTCCTTTGGTTTACATCAAAATTGTCTAGATCTGTTGGTAAATTTAACTCAAACTCCACATAATTGAAGTTTTCTAGTACTTTTTGACCGATTAAATACTTTTCCTCTGTTATCTCTGCATTGCCATCTGCAACACCAAAAGGGTTACCGCCATCAAAATTGGCATCATCTAAGTGTTTTACAAAGACTTTCTTTCTGTATATTACGGCATTTTTGAGGTCTGAGTACTGCTGCAGCAATACAGTAATTATCTTATCTGTATTGGCTATTCTTATCTTAGGTCTAGGTAAAGTACCATCCCCGAATATGCCGAAACCTTCTGTGTCTACGGACAAAGGCATGTATTGCAACCCATTCCAGACTACAGGATTCTTGAATACAGAACCCGGATGGAAAGTATAAAACTTACTAGGTTCGTTTTTAAAATCAGGGTATAACAAGAAAAGCTCTAGAACCGCTGTCGGTTGTAGATCCAATAAACTTTTTGCTGCCTTATTCCTTCCTTCAGATGCCATGCTTTAATTTACACTTATTCTCACACTATAATAAAAATAAATAAGGATTACTCTAAAAAATCGTTGACAAATAGGCGATTGTCATGATTATTATAATAAATAATGCAAACAAGTTTCAAAATCATAGGAACAAGCTCTTTGAGCAGCAGGTTACAAGAAAAGATAGCAAAATGCGAAGATTTCAAATTTGCATCAAGCACTCCTTCTGTCCAAGCTTTGGACATAGGAGGGGAGATATACCTTCTAGATACAAAGTCTGTGCATTTCTTAGAGGACAAAGCCTTCGTGCATGGTCTTATCTCTGATGATAAATCATTTGTCGCTAAGGTAACATTAGAATTTAAACATTAAAATGAAACAAGAATTAGTAAGATACAGGGTTTATGACAAAAAGGGTCATTATCACCACTCGTACATTTCAGAAGATGATGCTATTACCTGTGCTAAACACGTAATGGGTTCTGTTAAAATTATAGAAAACGATTCAGAAAAAGAAGTTTTCGTTGTAAGTAAGAAAAAGAAATGATCTCTATAATAAAAGCATTGACCCAAAGCCTTAGACTTTACCTTGAGTTGAGGAACAGGTTGGCGTTTTTTGAGATAAAGAACAACCATAGAAGGATAAAAAATGAACTCATTAATGAAATTGAAGAACTACGGGCTGCTGGTGATAGCAACTCCTCTGATAGGGCTGACCTCTTGCGGAAGCGGCTCAAGTCCGAAAACGACGACTTTGAACATATATCAACCGTCTTCATTAAAGCTCAAGGCGGGGACTCCAGTTCAGACTCAGGAGGGG